ACCATGATTAAGAATATTCTCAACGAACAGTTCAAAGATCTGATTTCTGAAGAAACCCTCAACACAATTGAAGAGGCTTTCACACAGGCAGTCGACGAAAAATCACAAGAAAAGATTCAACTTGAATCTGAAAACATCAAAGCTAAACTTGATGAGTCTTATACAGCTAAGCTTGAATTGGTAATCGAGAAGATTGATACCGATCACACAGCTAAGCTCAAAAAGCTCGTTGAAGCTATTGACACTGATCATGCCGTCAAGCTCCAAAAGCTTGTTAAAGGCATTGACAAGAAACACACAGCCATGCTTCAGCAAATTGTTGAGAAGTATGAAGGCGAAATGACCGAAGAAGCAAAAGGCTTCCAAGAACGTCTCGTTGAAGAAGTTTCTAACTATCTTGATCTTTACATCGAAAAGAGCGTTCCAACCGAACAAATCAGCGAAGCTGTTAATAACATCAAAGCCGTTAAGCAACTTGCTCAGATCCGCCAGATTGTTGGCATCTCTGAAGAGTTTGTTGACACCGAAGTTAAAGAAGCTTTGGTTGACGGTAAAAAGACAATTGACTCGCTTCGCGCTGAGCTCAATGAAGCTCTTAAAGAAAACGCCCAACTTAACAACAGAGCAAACAAAGCTGAAGCTTCCATCATTCTCGAAAAGAAGACAGCTGACATGCCTTCTGCTAAAAAACAATTTGTGACAAAACTTCTCGGAAACAAAGCTCCTGAATATATTGAAGAAAACTTCTCATATGTTGTAGCAATGTTTGAGAAAGAATCACAAGAAGAAGTCGACGAAATTAAAGAATCCGTCAAAAACCAATTTACAAAAGCTCCTCGCGTTGATCGTCAGATCATCGAAGAACAAAAAGAATCAAACAATGAGATTGAACGTACTCCTTCAGGTGAAGCAGTAAACGGCTATCTGAACGAGATGAAGAACCTTAGCAGATTTGCTAAATAATTCACTCACAATAAACAAGGAAAAAAACACAAAATTATGTCAAACTTAATGCATATTAACAAAGATTATGCTCAACAACTCGTCGAGAAGTGGACTCCAGTATTGGATTTCAAATCAGACAAGGTTGCTGAGATCACAAACGAAACAACCCGCTTAAACACCGCTATCCTCTTGGAGAACCAAGAAAAATGGTGCTTACGTGAAGGTAGCAACTCTGCTGCTTCTGGTGGTGTCTTCGGTGCCCATCAAGGTACTGCTAGCACTTTCTCAGGCGACAATTACGCTACTGGTGATGCGCGTTTACCAAAAGTCCTTATTCCAATGATTCGTCGTACCTTCCCTGAGCTCATCACAAATGAGATCGTGGGTGTGCAGCCAATGACTGGACCTGTCGGCCTTGCCTTCGCAATGCGCTACAAATATGAGCAAGACGCCCTCGGCTACAGCTCAACTGGTGGCGACGGAAGCCTCGGTTCCCTCGGGACTGGTGGAAACACTGCAATTTCTGACAACAAGGAATTGGGTTATAACTACCTTAACACAGCCTTCACAGGTGCCTCATCTGCTGCCCTTAGCGGTAATGCAGAATGGGACAACATCGCTGAAGACGCTGGTGTTGGTGCTCTTATCTCACAATTTGAGCTTAGCTCAAAAATTCCTCAGATCACAGTTTCGTTTGAAAAAACAGCCGTTGAAGCTCTTACCCGTAGGTTAGCAGCTAAATGGTCTGTTGAGCTCGAACAGGATCTTAAAAATATGAACGGTATCGATATCGATGCTGAGCTTACTAACGCCATGTCTTACGAGATCCAGGCTGAAATCGACCGCGAAATGATCGCACGTATGATTCAGGTCTGTCTCAATGCTGGTGCTGGTGTGGGTTATTCTACTTGGTCTGCTATCTCTGCTGACGGTCGTTGGTCCGGGGAGCGTGCACGTGACTTCTACAACAGAATCGTTGTTGAAGCTAACCGTGTTGCTATCCGCAATCGTCGTGGTGCTGCTAATTTCATTATTGCAACGCCTCGTATTTGCGCTATCCTCGAGACTCTTCCACAGTTCACATGGATGCCAGTCAATGGTAACGTAAACACACAGCCTGTTGGTATCGCCAAGGTCGGATCGGTCGGTGGTCGTTTCCAAATCTATCGTGATACTCGTACAGAAGCTCAGCTCAATCCTGGCTACACTGCAACAAATGCAGGTGGCGGATATTCACCAGCTCGTACGAAGCCCGTAGATTACGCATTACTCGGATACAAAGGTTCAGAGTATTACGATTCCGGTATCGTGTATTGCCCATACATCCCAGTGATGGTTCAGCGTACAATCGGGCCAAACGACTTCTCGCCGCGTGTTGGTTTGCTCACCCGTTATGGTGTAGTGGATCACATTTTCGGCGCCTCATTATACTACCATTTAGTGATCTGCACCGGCCTCGGTCAATCGTTCGTTCCTGGACAAGCAGCAACATATCTCTAATACAGATATTTGCTTCTCAGACAGCAAAATTTGAAACCCGGTCGCAAGGCCGGGTTTCTTATTGTCTAAAAAGATTGAGTTTTAAACAATTTATCAATCTTTTTAGAATTTTATTT